GCTAGTATTAAAGGCCAACCACAATGAGAGCGAGAGATTTTATTAAAGAATCTGGAATGAAAAAGATGAATAAAATGCATCAAGCATCTATTCAAAATGCTACTACATTTCCAGGTTTAAATATGAACTCAGGCAGTATGTATACTAATTATAGATTTGGTCTTGCTCTAGCAGGTGCTCCTGATTATCCCACCAAGGCAGACAACTACATTGCAGGTGATCCATTACTTTCTCCTTATACCGAAGAAGAAATGGAAATGATTAACAAGGCCGCAGCACAAGTAGGTGCAGGCGAGAAACAAGTCTGGAGTAGTAAGCGTAGTGAGGAACTACCTGGCGTAAACGCAGTTAGTCCCGTAAGCAATTGGATGAAAAAATGAAACACGAATTTAATGTAAAAAAATATAACGATGTCACTGTATATACATTAGAAAGTGCCAGCAGTGGTGCTACAGGATCAGGTAATGGTGCTAGCGTATCCATGCCAATAGGCGGAGTTCGTAAACGCGGTGACAACTTAATTGCCCAAGAAGGGGATACTATTAAAGTACCAGTTACACAAAAACCACGCCAAGGTCCACTACGACCACAAACTGGTGGTGGAGCTCACCGTGACAAGAAAAAAGAACAAAAACAGGGAAAAGAAAAACATAGGAAACCATTTGCTGAAGATCATGAAGTACAAATGGCTAGCAATGAACTTAAAAGCATTCATGCCAATGCAAAGAGACTTCTAACACTTGTTCAACAATACGGAGAACAAGGAGATCTAGAAGCATGGCAACAGAGTAAGATTACCAAGGCTGCAGATTATTTAAATTCTGTATTACAGAGTATCGGTGGTGAACAAAGCGACACCGTAGAGGGCCTAGGTAAAATGCAAGGCAATATGGGTGCGTATGATGCCGATGTAAGAGCAAGTCAATCAGGAATGGGGCGTGGATCAGATCACAGAGGTCTAGGACAAGAACTAGCACACGAGACAAACAACATTGCTATTTCTATTAATGGACGAATGTGGAAAGTAGTTCCTGGGCGCGGTACTGCTGACAGCAAAGAAGAATGGTCCTACCTAAACAATATGAAACAGTGGGCTGAAAAGAAGTCAGCAAGTTCCGGTAAGAAATGGACTGTTAGTTTAACTGGTGCCAATGTTACAGAAGGTGTAGCGGAAGGTGACGAATACTTTGCACATCTAGAAAATATGCTCAATGAAGATTGGCAGAAAGTTAATAAGCGTGATAAGACAGATGGCATGAGTCGCAAGGCCGTGAAAGCATATCGCAGAGAGAATCCGGGTAGTAAATTAAAAACTGCTGTTACTACAAAACCTAGTAAACTAAAAAAGGGCGGTAAGGCGGCAAAGCGCCGTAAGAGTTTCTGTGCTAGAATGAGTGGTAATAAAGGTCCTATGAAAAAACCAAATGGTAAGCCTACTCCTAAAGCACTAGCATTGCGTCGATGGAACTGCGAAGAAGATGCTTATATGAACAGCCTAAACTCCCAGGTATTAGAAAAATTAAATCCGCAGGCTCCTGTTGATGTTTGGATACAAGATTTTCAAAAAGCAGATCCTAATAAGTATCATCAATTTAAAAATAAAACTCCTGCTAAAAAAGCACAAATGGCAGTTGCAGCAAGTTATGCTGCCAAGAATCCTAGTAAGAAAAAATGAGACTCAGAGAGTTCAAAGAAAGCGATTATGAAATACATGATCGTCCAAAGTTGGATAAAATCCTTCTAGAACTCTGCCACCAGATTATTAAGGGACAACGAAATGATCCAGTAAAATATGGAATGGTTGCGGCCTGTGTCTTAGACCCCAAAAACCGCAAAGTCTTCGGTGTTAACGAGGCGGCCGAAGATGGTACTAGACGCCACGCTGAACGAGTAGCCATGGATAGGTATGAACAAAATTATGGACCTATACCTAAAGGTAGTATCATATTATCTACCCTAAGTCCTTGTAATGAAGAAGATATGGACGAACGCTACGGAGAAAGTTGCACTGATTTAGTAAACAATAGTAACTGCCGCAAGGTCTATTGTGGATACATAGATCCAAGTCAAGACGAAGAACATGCTAATTATAAACTAGAAGAAACTGACAACGAAGATATTAAAAGACTGTGCAAAAAATTTGCTGATACATTCTTAGATGATCTTGATGAAAACTTTGCCGATGGTCGTAATCCACAAGACAAAGGGGATAGTAAGCGACACGGTGTTCCAACTAAAGCAAGTGTAAGTACACTACGTAAAGTTGCCAAACAGGGCGGTCGTAAAGGACAACTTGCCCACTGGATGGCCAATATGAAAGCAGGAAGAGCAAAAAAGAACAAATAATCTTTGACTCCTTTGTAATAACACTATATACTATAGAATAAGGAGAATTACCATGGGCAAAGCATTTGGCGCACCTGAACAAGCAAAAATCAAACAAATCATTTCTGAAGGCATGACAGTCATGCAGGAAATCCAAGATCTTACCGAAGGTCTAAATGAAACAATCAAAGCGGTTGCAGAAGAATTAGAAGTAAAACCTAGTGTTATTCGTAAGGCAATTCGAATTGCACAAAAAGACCAATGGGATCAAGTATTCCGTGAGTTCGACGATCTAGAAACTATTGTAGATATTAGTGGACATGCCAATCGTCGTGAAGATTAATGAATGATTTATTAAAACCAACTTTTGATTGGATTCGTGATGACTTTAAGTCTAACCCAATTCGGTTTGCTGTTGAGCTTATTGCTTGGGCTATTAGTATTGGTTGCTCGATTACTATGGCTCTCACAGTCCCCAATCCACCGCTTCTTACTCTTTATCCCATTTGGATCGCTGGTTGTGCTATGTATGCTTGGGCTAGTTGGACTAGGAAATCTTTTGGCATGTTGGCTAACTATATACTGTTAACAACCATAGATAGTGTTGGGCTAGTTAGGATGTTAATAAATAATTAAGAGAAAGGTTTGATCAGCCATAAGTGATTATGTTGATGGTATGCCGGCCATAAGCGGTAGGAGATAAAATATGAGTTATGTAGATGCCATTTGGGATCGAGAAAAAGATATCGTACACGTTGTTGAACGAGATTCTAAAAAGGGTAGAATCTATCAAGACTATCCTGCCAAGTATATGTTTTATTATCCCGACGCAAGGGGTAAACATAGATCAATCCATGGCGAAAGTCTTTCTAAGGTAACGGCCAGAAACTGGAAAGAATTTATCAAAGAACAAAAAATTCACAGCGGTCACCGCCTTTACGAAAGCGATATTAATCCAGTATTTAGGTGCCTAGAAGAAAACTATCTTGGCAAAGAGGCACCACCGTTAAATGTGGCTTTCTTCGATATTGAAGTTGACTTCGATCCTGAACGAGGATATGCAAGTCCCGAAGATGCGTTTATGCCTATTACTGCTATTGCTGTACATTTGCAATGGTTAGACACTTTAGTTTGTCTTGCAATTCCTCCAAAAACACTATCAATGGAACAAGCACAGGAACAAGTTAAGGACTTTCCAAATACTATTCTATTTGAAACTGAGCACGAAATGTTAGATACTTTTTTAAATCTAATTGAAGATGCAGATGTATTAAGTGGGTGGAATAGTGAAGGTTTTGATATTCCGTATACAGTTAACCGTGTTACAAAAGTCCTAAGCAAAGAAGACACTCGTAGATTCTGTCTATGGAATGCCATGCCTAAAAAAAGAGAATATGAAAAATATGGAAAAACTGCTGTTACTTATGACCTTGTTGGTCGTGTTCATATTGACAGTCTCGAGCTGTACAGAAAGTATACGTATGAAGAACGCCACACCTACCGACTCGATGCGATCGGAGAAATGGAGATAGGTGAAAGTAAAACTGTCTACGAAGGAACACTTGATCAACTTTACAACAACGATTTTAAAAAGTTCATCGAGTATAATAGACAGGATTGTGCGCTACTTAATAAACTTGATAAAAAATTAAAATTTTTATCTTTAGCCAATACAATTGCACATGAAAATACAGTATTGTTACAAACCACCATGGGTGCTGTAGCTGTTACAGAACAAGCTATTGTAAATGAGGCACACCATCGCGGAATGATTGTTCCTAGTCGTCCTAAGCGAGATGAAGATGCTAACAATCAAGCGGCAGGTGCTTACGTTGCATATCCTAAAAAAGGACTACACGACTGGATCGGATCAATGGATATTAACAGTCTGTATCCATCAGTAATTCGTGCGTTGAATATGGGTCCAGAAACTATTATAGGACAACTGAGGCAAGATTATACCAAAGCCGAAATTGGTATAAAACAAGGCAAAGGAGATAGTTTTGCAGCCTCGTGGGAAGGTAAGTTTGCTACCAACGAATATGATTTTGTAATGAACCAAGATCGAACCAACGACATTATTGTTGACTGGGAAAATGGTTCTACTGATGTAATGAGCGGTGCTCAAATTTATGAAATGATCTTTGAAAGCGGCAAGCCGTGGATGCTAAGTGCTAATGGTACAATTTTTACACATGAGCACGAAGGCATTATTCCTGGGTTGTTAAAGAGGTGGTATGCAGAACGTAAAGAGATGCAGGCCAAATTAAAAGATGCTATCAAGGCAGAAAATAAAATTGAAGAAGAATACTGGGACAAACGACAGTTAGTTAAAAAGATTAACCTAAACAGTTTGTACGGTGCTATTTTGAATTCCGGCTGTCGTTTCTTTGATAATAGGATTGGTCAATCAACTACTCTTACTGGAAGAAGTATTGCCCGCCACATGGCAGGAAAAATTAATGAGGTAATTACAGGAGAGTACAACCATGTAGGTAAAGCAATTATCTACGGTGATACAGACTCTGCATATTTTAGTGCATTTAATTCATTAAAAAACGAAATACAAAAAGGCGAAATTCCTTGGGACAAGGATACTGTAATTCAATTGTATGATACAGTTGCCAACGAAGTTAACAGCACATTTCCTCAATTTATGTTGGACGCCTTTCACTGTCCAAAGAGCCGAGGAGAGGTTATCAAGGCAGGACGAGAGATTGTTGCTATTAAAGGGCTATTCATTACTAAGAAACGCTACGCCGTTCTCTACTATGATAAAGAAGGCAAGCGTCAGGACGTAGAAGGCAAACCTGGCAAAATTAAAGCCATGGGCCTAGATCTAAAGCGTAGCGATACTCCAGAATTTATGCAAAAGTTCTTAGAAGAACTCCTGACCAAGGTGCTTAACGGAAGTCAAGAGAAAGAAATTTTGGAACGGATCAGCGAGTTTCGAACTGAATTTAAATCTAGGCCAGGTTGGGAGAAAGGTAGTCCGAAACGTGCTAACAACATTGCGGAATATCAAGCTAAAGAAGTAAAAGCAGGTAAGACTAATATGCCAGGACATGTCCGTGCTAGCATTAATTGGAATACCCTCAAACGTATGAACGGTG